TGAAAGCCCACCAAATCGCTTCACGGCAATATCTATAGCTATCATTTTGAACCCCCTCATAGCCTCTACTCAAAATGAAGTGGCCTATTTCATTTGCTTCTTCTTCTGAATAGCATATTGTGAAGATATTATTCATCCTTTCTTTGCTTTACTTGTTCAACCAAAAACTTTTTAAAATCATTCTTGTACTGGCTGTGAATGATTTTATACTGATGGGATAGATTAGGCAATTGTTTGTAACCTTTGCTATACAAGAATTTGGCTACTAATTCAACCTTTTCATGGTTACTGAAACCTCTGTCTTTGCACATGTTTGAGATACACACATTCGCCTTGCTGGTAGGCTTCTTTTCAACTGGTGGCATGTATTCGCGTCTGCCATAAGCAAGCGTTCTTGGATAGCCAACCGCTTCACCTAAATACTCACCTGTGATGCAATCAAATTCACCACTAATTAAACTATCTGCTATTTCACCCATAATAATCAATATTTAATGTTTCGCATTCAATTTTTCTTCACTTATATAAGCCACTACAAGCCCTGTTTCATCATGCTGTATGGTGATGTACTTTTCGCCCCTCTCTATGGTAGAAAAGTCGTATGGTGTACATAGCTTACCCAATACCTTGCCCAGTTGTTTCATCAGTGGGGCTTCAGGGCTGATAACTAAAACTAAATCTGCTTTCATAATCGTGTATATTGTGGTAGCCATAAGGCTACCGGATTAGAACTCAACCAATATCAATCTTTCTAAAGAACCTGATGCTTTCACCCACATATGATTATGTCCGAAACCATAATCGAAAAACAGTTTAAAATAAGAGTATCTTACTATTAAAGAGTTCATACAGCCTCTTAACTCGTCTTCTGACATACAAGAAGTTATTTCATTGATAATTTGAACGAAAAGGTGTAAAACTTCTGGTTCATTATTCAATAACGGTTTTTCTATAACTGCTTTTAAAAATATATTTTCTTTCATATCCTTCTATATTGCGCAGGGCTTTCGCCCTGCTGGTTAAACTCAGTTTATTTCGTAATAAGGTTGCTCGCCTCTAATAACTCTCTTTGCATCTGCAATGCTATCATACAGCTTTGATTCGTCATTATCTATGATTACAAATTCTTGATGAAAGCCATCTTCAAACACTGTTATTATGTGACCTTTGTAACTTACTTCTCTGATGATATTCTTTGCTTTCATTATCGTATATCTTTTAATTGTTATTACTTCGTTTCTGATGATGCAAAGATAGTATATTATGTAACAAATGATACTATTTATATAGTTAATAAATTATAAAAGTATTATTTTATGTAACATATAATAATTATATAAGTATATTTGCATCATGGAAAAGGAAGATAAAAGAAGAGTTATACACGTAGAAATGAAAGCAACTGGTAAGCATAGGTACTTTGCTTCACCTGCTGCCATCTATGATGTATTTTCAAGTCAAGAACTTGGAATTGCCCGGCAGTCACTTCTGAACTACTGGCAAAAGACGGAAGAACCTTATGAGAATGCTATTTGCGTAATCAGAAAAGGAGAGTTAGAACGAAAAACTAAAAATAAGAAAGGAGATATAAATGAGACAAATTACATTAATCCAGGGTGAAAAAGGTTCGGGTAAATCTAAATTTATTCACGAAAAACTCAAAGAAATAGAATCGGAAGTCGAAGTTATAGAAACTGTTAATAAGGGGGATTGGAATACCGAAATCTACATTGTCAGAAATAAAAATTCCAACGACATTATTATCCTAAATTCCGGCTCAGATATGAAGTGTATTATTAGCGCATTTGGAGCTGTTTTAAGTAAATACCCAACAGTTGCATCTATATTCACAGCTATTAGACCTTACAATAATAACCCCAAGTTGCATACTTGGATGAAATCAGAACTTCATATAACTGAGCAAGATAAAGTCACTACTATTGATTTAGATAAGCCGGAGCGCTAAGCCCCGGCTCGTTAATTGATTAGCCCTTTGATCTTTAACCGATTTACGATTTCGGTATAAAGATACTCTATATCCCCGCTGAAATCCCCATAGTTCTGATACAGAAACACGACATCTGCATGGTTGTCGGAAATAGTACTAAGTGCTACTCTTGGACCGGAACTTTTATAAAATGACGTACTATCATTTGATTATCTTTAGCTTGTTATACCAGCGTGAAGAAAAAGGGAACCACCCGATTAAGAATGATTCCCCGAAAATGGTTACTTTGTATAGTTTGCTCATGGCTATTTCTTTTTCAAATTAGACATCACACATTTAATCACTTCATAAATGAAAATAGCAAGAAAAATAGTAGTCCATGGATATTGGTTTATCAGTTCATAAAAATCTCTCATAGTTTTACCTCCTTCCACTCACTTTCTATAATCACATGTTCACACTTATTACACCTATGCAAATAAGTTGGGAATGGTGCCGTTGTATAGTCCTCAACAGCTATTTCTATACTGCCACATTCCGGACATTCTATCTTTACCTCTTTGATACTGGGATAATCCCAAAAGGATAATTTGCCTTTCACGTCCTCAATTGGATTTTCGTAGAGAATAGGGTTAGCTAGTACCCAGTTATAAACTCCTTTCTCTGCCCAGATGGAAGGATGGTTTTGTACACAGTCTATTATCTCGACGCTTCCGATTATGGAGCCTGTACAAAAACTAAAATCTTTCCACTCTTTGTTTTCCGGTAATGCCAATAACTGCTCATTGGTAAGTATTGAATCATAGAAATTATCATAATTCAAAGGTTTACCGCTTGAATGAATCAGTACCCTCTGCCCTAAGTATTTCTTAGGGCAGCTCCAAGTACGGTTCTCAATGTCTTTAATACCATGGACTATCAAAGAGGCCCACGGCTGTTTTATGGTTATTGCTTTCATTTTTTATTGTTGTTCTTTAATATATCATCGAAAGACGGAATAGGAAGCCATGCCAACACGATACTGTTTCCGTGAGTCCATATTCCCTTTATATCTAAATTGTTGCTTCTACGAAACGTTTCTTTTTGAATATATGGTACGCCATAACCCATTGTCAAAACGAAGATTTTTTGTTCTTCTTCCGGCAACCTTTCTTTAACGTTAATCCAAGGCGATTGCTTTGACTGCCACTCTGCACCACATTGAAAATCTTCCATACTATCAGCATGACGTGAAACGTAGGTATCCGCGTCAACTTCTTTCAGAACGTCTTTTCTGAACTTCGTTTTATTAGTAGCATAATCGTATGCCGCTTCTTCTACTGTCTGTTTCATATCTTATCCTTTCCACCTATCCTAAAAGCATATACATTACTACTAGGAATAGGTAATAAATTGTTGTTTTACTCATTTCTTTCTTTTATTATATATTGCAATCTCCACATATATTCACAAGGGAATCAAATTCTTCTCGTGAATATTCAAATCCATTGATTACGATTACCTCGTTACCATTTTGGTCAAAATAAACTCCATCATTCATTTCTGTTCCGTTATAATTCTGATAAATATTTTATTAAACTCTTTTTGTTTCTAAAAAGCCTTTTCCCCCATTGTGGATAGTTGTTTCTAGGCACACTTAAGCCATCAGACAATTTGTAAACCATTAAAAAACTTCTATCTGTATAGGATATTTCAATAGTAATTTTGCTTATAGTGGAATGACAGATATTGTCACCACTTAGGTAACATACACTATCACCTACATTAAACTCTGTGTCTATATTCATATCTGTTCCGATTTGAATTTCTTGTTTATTTCTTTTTCAGCAGCTCTGGCCCCTTTCTTGAAACCCTCTACAAAGCTGTCAAAACAGGCTCTATGGATTTCTAAAGTGCATCTTTGCATAAGTGGGCAAATCGAGCATTTTTGGCTAAGCCCTGCGGACTTATTGGCTATTTTCGTTACGTTTTTCATTGGATTTTTAAATTAATTATTACGATTTCTTTCTGCTGCGACTTCACTCATACACATCTTGCACCAGGAGGTGAGACATCGGTATTCCTTATCCCCACATCTGACAGTCCTGTTATAAAACCGGTGGAGCGGAAGGGAACGTCCGCAATGCGGACAAACCTTTCTTCCGGCTTCCGTACCGGCAACCGTCTTGGCTTTACGGTGTACAAGCGTACATCCCCTGCATTCATCCAGTCTGCCTTTGTATTTCCGGCATTTGTGCAGGGAGATGCGCCCGCATGGAGCGAATTTTTCGCAGTCGAATCTGGGTTCTGTGTGATAGATGTTCATACGGCACTGTCCATCAAATCAAACAATGTGGGTGCGCTAACTTCCATCTCCGCCTCATACAGATATGAAAGACTGTCTTTCCAATAGTCATAATTCAGTTCTGTAGATAATCCCTTACGTTTCAGTCTGATGGCACAATAAGGTACTGTGCCGATACCTCCGAAGGGGTCAAACACCAACTCACTCTTGTTTGAATACCGTTCAATCAGTCTTTCAACGATATCGAGTTGTAAAGGGCAGATGTGGTTCTGCCGTTTCTTCTGTGACTGCTTGGTATTGAGCGTGCGCATACGGGTGACATCATCCCATATCCAATCTTTCTTGCTTACAGGGTCAACGGCCATAAATGTTTTAGGCAGCTTTCCGTATATTTCCAATTCTTCAGCGAATGATACATGTTCCTCGTAGTTATATATATGTTCACGTTCGTAGTTCCTGAACAGATGGCGTATCTTATCTATTCCGGCTCCTTTCATGTCCTCATAGCTCAATAGAGAGTTACCAGAAGATTTCCAACTTGCATGGGCATCTATCTGCCAACGGGCAAGCGAGTATTCACTCTTATTCTTTGTCACCGGCAAATCAGCATAGGCTCGTGAGGTATCAGAAGGCAACTTTCGGAAGAGAAGAACATATTCCGGGCAACCGATACCCATCTTTGAACCGTCCTTGCACATCTCTGTATATCCAAGCCGATAAGTCTGGTTGTTCTCCCTCACCACATCCGTATCCACTGTAATACGCCCCATGTAGCGGAACCCGTGCTTCAGATAATGGAACACAGTCATTTCGCTGAACGGGTCGATGGTGGGCATACCGTCACCCGTAGCGTTGCCGAACAGTACACGGTCCTTTACATGGATGCAGGCTAACCGGCCGGGCTTTAAAATACGCATAAGCTCCGGGGTGAGATAGTCCATCTGCTCAAAGAACTTGCCGTTGTCTTCATTATGCCCGAAGTCGTTGTAGGTAGGCGTATATTCGTAGTGGTTGGAGAACGGGATACTGGTTACAATCAGGTCTACCGAATTATCTTCCATCTTCTGACATTCAAGTACATTGTCATTATTGATAGCTTTCCACAGTTTGCCGGACTTTTCTTCCCTGCTGGCAAACATCCACCGCATCATCTTTTCCTCTGCCTGCAAACCGAACAAACCGTTCTTGCGGACTATATCGGTCATCTTGGCTACCATCTGGCGGTGTTGCGCCCACTTCTGCATGAATGATTTGAATATTTCACCTTCGCTTTCGGCATACACCAAGTAAAGCTCTACGGGATGCTGCTGCATGAAACGGTAGATACGGGCTATCGCTTGGAACTTGTCGTTGAAACGGTAGTCAATAAACATGATTGCCTTGTGGCAGTGGTACTGGAAGTTCAAACCCTCACCAAGCATTTCAGGTTTGGCGGCCAGATATTTCAGACGGCCGTCTTTGAAATCCGCTATCACCCTGTCGGCTTCATCATCATCTTGCGAGCCATACACAGCCTTACATCCGGGAATTGCCTTGCAGAGTGCCTCACGTTCAGCCTCCAAGTCATGCCATAAAAGGAAATGGTCGTCTTTGTTTTCCGGGCGATTGATAATCTCTACCACACGGGCAATCTTTTCCTGCATGTTGTCCCGAAGTTCCTTAGCTGCATCAGCAAGGCCTAGAGCAGCCTCACGGAACATTTTCACCTGCCCGTCACGGTCGGCTCCGGCAGTGGAGTTATCCACACTCACGACTTCTTCATGTACCCGTAACTCTGGTAACTCATATCCTGTATCGGGATAACCTAAATCAGACGGTTTGGTGAGGAACAACGCCCATGTACTTACCCATAACCAGAATTCCTTCTCCTTGTGGGGATAGAGGGTAAGATTGTTCGCCTTCGTGCTGTCACGCTGGAAGAACCTTGTAAGTGCCTGCCCGGTATCCATCACTCCAAGGTAGCCGGCATAGTGTATCAGCTCCTTGTATCTGTTGGGTGACGGTGTGGCAGTGGCAACAAACCTGTACGGAACTTCTGCAAACATAGGAAGAAAATCCTGATAGGTCTTGGTTCCGAATCCACGTAACACGCTCGCTTCATCCAATGAGGTAACGGTAAAGTAAGAAGGTTCTATTCTTACTCCGTCCTCGCCGTCACGGACACGCTCATAGTTTGTCACCATGATATTGGTCGGACATTGCTTCACCTCCTGCATAGTACGTACATAGGTCACTTTCATGCCCAGATGCTTTTCGGCCTGTGTCAGGAACTCCACTACTACACGCTTGGGGCAAACTATCAACCCTTTGCCTCCTGTGCGGTTCAGGATTATCCGCAGTATCTCCAACTGGGTTACGGTCTTCTGCATACCGAAGCTGGAGAATATCGCCCTGCAACCGCCGCAAACAGCCCAACGTACCGTATCTTTCACATGGGGATATAAGTACGGGGTAAGTTCATCAGCCTTAACTTCAAATCCTGTCTGATGGCTGATTGCCATCTTGTCTTTTAAAAATTCTATATAATCTTTCATTATGCTATTCTTTTTTTAATTTCTCTTTTCTAAACAGGTGGCTGAACGCATTATCCAAATCCAAGTCCAGATTCAGTTTGGACGGGAAAGATTTAATGTATTCGTACATCTTATAAGCGAGGTTGTCATCATCACCGCATCTGTCAATCAGTGTGAGCAACATGGCGTTCACCATGTCAGAATCATTGCCGAAGTTTTCCTGAGTGGATTCGCTGCAATGATTCACATCACTTTTCAATCTCTTTATCGCGGCTATGGCTGTGTTGAAGTTTCTTTTTGAATCGTGTCTGAGTTCAAAGCCTTCCTTCTTGTATTGCTGCTGCATTTCTAGAAGGTTGGTTTCTAAAACGTCCGTGAGGACAAATACGATGTTGGTCAGTGTATTCAATTGAGTTGTTTCTTGCATAATAGTAAATTTTATTTGATTTTCAAATAAAAAAATAAAGTCAGATTATCCGCAGAATAGGGGAGAAGTTGTAAAATGTGAACTTCCCCAAGATGTCATACGGTGTATTTTTTCAAAGTGTCCATGATATTGTCTATCGGCAGGGATACGGATGTTTTTCCCTTATCTTCATAGCAGGCAATATGTCTGTATGCCTCAGGGAAATTCTCTTTGATTCTTTTGAATGTCCGTAATGTCAGAAGTGACGCAACGACTGATTCATATACCTTGGTCTTCTCATCCTTTACCGCACTGATCTCGATTTCCAGTTTGTTTATCTTTTCAATAACTTCCCTGTCCGCCTCAATGTGAGGATAGTAAGCGTTTGCGCTGGGAAATCCTTTCAGTCCGGCAACACGTTTTTCATAGGAACCGTTAAACAGTGTGATGCTATATGCAACAGAGAAATAAGACCGAAACTTTTGAAAACAGTCGGTGATTTCCTGTGGAATGGATTTTCGGATCACCTCTTCCGTAATCCTGACCTGTTCATCATGCAACAGGTTGATTTTCTTTTCTAACGGCTCTACCATTTTATTGGCAACTTCTTCCGCCAAAACTTTCGTAATGTTCATTGCTCTTGGTTTTTATTAATTCTTTTATGTATGTAAAGGTAACTTTTATTTATTTCTCAAATAATATAATCTTAAAAACGCATCTGCTTAACTTAATATAACTGTCATCTCCTGCGGCTGTTTCCGAGCAGGGGAATGACATTAAAACTCTTGAATCTGTCAATCAGACGTCCTTCAAACCGTTTCCTGAAATCACCGATGTTCAGATTGCTGGTGATATGGTATTTCTTCCCGAACTGCTGGTAAATCTCATAACGCGCATAGAGAAACTCGTCTATCACGCTGTCAAGACTGGTACCGTAGCTCTTCTGATTCTCGGTTTCCAAACCTATGTCGTTCAGACAGATATTGAACGGGGCGGGATTGAATCCTTTTGACTGCCCCTCGTTGTAGGAATACAGGTCTATGTGTCCGTTCATCTTGTAGTAGTTCATCATCTGGGTGACGGAGAGGTTTTCAAACTGGCTGGGATTCCGTATCAGACGCAGATAATCGGCGAAAATCTGCATGATCATTGTTTTTCCAGTGCCGGGTGCCCCGACAATCAGCAGGTTCTTGTGAATCTTGTAATCCTCATCGGGAAACACTTTCTCGGCCAGTCTGCATCCGTTGAAGTAATACAGCAGGAAAGACAATACCTTCGAGTTGTTCTCGTCAACCTCGAACTCCCTGAATTCACGTCCAGTATAATCATTGCCCAGCTGCCTGACAAGATCACGATGGGCGTAATATTCGGCTGGATTCGTCAGGTCATATTCAAAATCTTGCAGAATAGTCTTTTTGTGACGCTCCACCAGATTGTATATCTGTTCCTGTTTCAGTTTCGCCGCAAATGACTTTTCCTGTCGGATCTGTTGTAGCTCTGCTGAAAGTTTTTGTTCTTGCTCTGTCATCTTTCTGTTTTTTAAGTTCCGTTATCAACCAGTTTGAGAAATGGCGTTTTGCATCTGAAACAGACTTGTGTGTAACGCCTTCCCCCTTTAGCTTCCAATAGTACAGGTCAACGTATTTGTCTTTGCATTCATCCAAAGTGAAGTTCCTGAATCCGTTCCTGTATGCCCGTTCCCAAGCATCCCTCAGCCATCCTTCCTCAGACTTTAGGTCCGCGAAGCATTTGTCTAAATCCATATCGAATGTTTCTGATGAAATATCGCCCAGGTTTTCACGCGTATGCGCGCTAGAGAGAGAGTTATTATTATCATTTACATTATCATTATCGGCTTTTTTGGGTTCTGAAAAACCCACTGGGTTATTTGGGTTTATTTGGGTTGTTCCAATATCATCCGAATTATCATTCTTCGCTCTCTTCGGAGCACCCCCTTTGCTTCCATTACTACGGTTTCTCTCGACAATGCCATGGTATTTGTTTTCATCTATTTCAAATTGATTCTTGAATGTAGATACTAATTGAAAAGTGCGCTGTATTCTAATTGAAAAGAGCTCCATCCATAACTTGTTACAAAATTACTATAAGTTTAAAATATTCATTTATCTTGTCT